GAGTATTACGAATTACACTGTCAAAAATGTGATAGGGTACTTGCCAAGGTTCGTGGTGATGCTGAAATTATCTGCCCGAGATGCGGCGGTATTAACATCCTTTCCTTTGACAGCAAAGAAGTTAAATATATATCTAGGTTACGAAAACAATCTGAAAGAACATCGTCATCCGGCAAGCGGTTTGAATGATGTTCTTTTTTATGTGCATGCCGATAGGTGGTGAAAATCATGGCAGATAATATTGTTATTTTAGCTGGAAGGCGACAAATATTCACAGACGTAAGCGAAATAACTAGGGATAATGTTTATCAAGTGGTCATTAATGCTATGACCATCCATAATAAAAATCTTCAAGAAATCAAATACTTAAACGATTATGCCAGAGGCATACAGCCCATTTTGTATAGAGAAAAGGAAATCAGACCAGAAATCAATATAAGAACTGTCTTTAATCGTGCAGCACAGATAGTTGATTTCAAGCTTAAGTATGAATTTGGCTCACCAATTACTTTTGTGCAACGGTCAAGAGAAGATGGTGCTACCAATGATGTTGATGATCGGGCTGTGGCAAAGTTGAATGAGTTATTCAATTATGCTAATAAGCCAGCCGTTGACCTGCAGATAGCAAAAAATATGAAAACCTGTGGTGTGGGCTATAGATTGATAGAGCCGTCAAGTGAAGAAGGCAGATTATTTAAGATAACTTCTCTTAATCCTGAGACAACCTTTGTTGTTTATAGGAATGATGCATATAGGGAGCCAGTCCTTGGTGTCACATACTTCCAGCAGGCAGACGGGCAAATAAGGTATTCTGCTTATAGCAAGAATACAAGATATGAGTTTTTATCGCCATTACTGGGTGGACCTGAAGGAGTGGAAATAAGCACCTATCCCAATATTATCGGTGAAATACCAATAGTTGAGTACATAAATGACCACGACAGAATGGCTGCTTTTGAGAGAGTTATTCCATTAATTGATGCACTTAATCTTGCTAATTCGGACAGGCTTAATGATTTAGCTCAGCATGTTCAAAATCTGCTATGGTTGGATAATGTTGAAATAGATGATGATAAACTTCCACACCTTAGAGAATATGGAGTGATTCAAACTAAATCTACTAATGGAGTTAATGGCAGAGTCTCCTATGTGGAAAGTCTTATTAATCAGGGTGAAATTCAGAAATTAGTAGATTACATAAATGACCAGATTGATATTATCGCCAATGTTCCCGGCAGGCAGGAAACAGGTGGAGGAAGCACTGGCTCAGCCATGAATCTGTCTAATGGGTGGCAAGCGGCAGAGAACGATGCAAAAGGTCAAGAGGTTTTATTTACTGCTGGGGAACGCAGAACGCTTCATATTGTTGACGGTATAATTAAAAACTCCAACAAAGTACCTGAAGAGTTATTGAATATAAACATGATGGATATTGATCCGAAGTTCTCTAGAAATAAGACATATGACCTTGCTACTAAATGTAGTTCGCTAGTTGCTTTACTTAACGTAGGTGTTGACGGCTTGACAGCATTTACAGTTGTTGGATTGTTCACTGATCCTCAACTTGCTTGGAATAATTCAAAAGAAACCGTTGAAAAAATTCGGTTATCTGGAAAAAAGATAACCAATAATGATGTTGAATCAATTGTAAACAATACAACTGAACAGCCTTCGAAAGTCTCAAATGTAGACGAAGGCGTTTAATCCAGAAATTTGGAGCTTGCAGTAATGCAGGCTCTTTTCATTGTCCTAGAGAAAGGACGTTAATATCACACAACCCAAAACTTCGGAGATGAAGTATAAAAGCGCAACAAATAACAGGCAGAGAAGCCTTAAAAACGCAGAAAGAGAGGTATTTATTATGGATTTAAAGACATTGTTAGGTGACGCATATCGTGAGGGAATGACAATTGAGGAAATCAATGAGGCATTGGCTGGTAAGGAGCTTGTGGATAAGAGCGTGTTAAGTAATTACGTTCCTAAAGCTGTTTTTGATAAAACGGCTTCTGAGGCAGCTGAGTACAAAAAGAAGTTAAGGGCTACCATGACCGAAGCTGAGCAGAAAGCACAGGAAGAAAAGGAACGTCAGGAAGCAATCGAAAATGAGCTTAAGGCTCTTAGACGGAAAGCGGCTGTTGCTGATTTTGAGAAGCAATATCTTGGACTTGGTTATGATCCTGAGACTGCAACTAAAATTGCCGAGGCAACTTATGACAATGACATGGATACTGTTTTTGATTTGCAGAAGAAGTTCATTGACAGCAAGGAGAAAGCAATTAAGGCAGAAATCCTGAAAAATACACCCAGTGCGGTTTCCGGTAATCAGGTCAAAGTTGATTACAGTAAACAGATTGAGGCTGCCAAGGCAGAAGGCAATATGGCTTTGGTTATATCGCTGATGCGCCAGCAAGCCGAAGCTAATTCAAATAAAGAATAGGAGTGATATATAATGGCAGACGTTTTTGCAATGAGTGGAAATACCCCGAATTTCAGCGGTGTGCTGTTTAATAAGGGTAACACAAGGACCCCGTTTTCAACAATGATCGGAGCTCGTAGAAAATACACAAATCATGTTGAGTTCGTAACAGGTCAGGAATTTGAAACCGCATCCGGTTCACAGCCTGAAATCTCAGAAGCTGCTTCTTTGACAGCACCTGATGCATCCATCGTTACTAGAACTCAGAAAACTAATGTAACCCAGATCTTCCAGGAGACCGTTGGTATTTCCTATGGTAAACTGTCAAATATGGGTACTTTGAGCGGTGTTAATGTAGCTGGACAGCAGCCCAATCCTATAAGCGAAGAGGATTTCCAAATCGCTGCTAAGATGGCCAAGATCGCACAGGACATTGAGTATACCTTTATCAATGGTGTATATCAGAAGTCTACTGGCGACACAGTAGCAAACAAGACAAGAGGTCTGCTTAATGCCATTACAACTAACGTTGTTGATGCTTTAGGTAAGCCTCTTTCGTTCCTGCTTGTATGTGAAGCTCTGAAGTGTATTCAGGAGTCCAATGGCGATCTTTCCAATATCGTTCTCGGTCTGGACGCTATTAGCAGGATGCAGCTTAATGCTGACGCAGTTGCTAACGGCATGACCATAGTTGAGAGCGGCAGAGACATCAACGGTATTGCTGTTGATAAGGTTCTGACCCCGCTTGGTATAATCTATCTGAGAGATCTCAAGTATCTGCCTGCCGGAACAGTAGTATTCTTCGATCCCAACATCATGGCTCCGGTTGAACAGCCCGTTCCTGGCAAGGGTAACTTCTTCCTTGAGGAGCTTGCTAAGACTGGTGCAGGTACTAAGAAGCAGATCTTTGGTCAGATTGGTCTTGATCATGGTCCTGAGTGGTATTCCGCAAAGATCACTGGTTTGTCCACCGCTATGCCTACTGTACTTGATATGGCTAGAAGGATTAAAACTGTTACAGAATCTACGTGGGAATAAAAGGCTATAGCCTCATGGGCGTTAGTTCAGGATTTATAAATGGCGAGGAATCTGCGATAGGCTCCTCGCCATATCTTTATAGTGCTGATGAGCTGAAAGCCATGACAATAGCTCAAATTAAGGCATTAGCTACTGAACTTGGCTATAGCATAACCAAGACGCTCAAGGCTGATATCATTGAGGAATTCCTGCAGCAGCAAAATTCCAGTTTATAAAGAAGGAGAGTGAAAGAGATGGCAACAAACCTCGAAAGTCTAAAAATATATCTGAAAATAAAGGACGATACAGAGGATGATTTGCTGTCTCTTTTTCTCTCACAGGCTGAAAATAAGGTGCTGAATAAACGGTATCCTTACGGCTACACAGACGAGGAGAAAGCAAAGGCCCTTGATAAGTACTCTGACATCGTCTTGGATATTGCGGTCTTTTTGTATAATAAGCAAGGTGCCGAAGGTCAGACAGCTCATAGCGAGAATGGTATTGGCAGGAGTTATGAGAATGCCGGCATCCCGGAGTCATTCGTTCAGGATATTATTCCGGTAGCAAAGCTGATGTAGGCGGTGATATTATGGCATGTGGAACAAAAGGTGTTAAGACAAAGAAGGGTTCCAAAGGCTCTAAGGGCAGAAAGTAGATGATACCATGAGAAGTATGGAGATTAATAAGGTTCCGGTATGGTATGCGCTTTACGCAGGCAAGCAACCTATTCTTGACAGCGAAGGGAACGAAACAGGTGAGTACATAAATGGTTATGCACTCCCAGTTCAAATCCGCATTCGTGTATCACCGAATAGAGGTGAAGCCACTAATCAATTTTTCGGGACCCTGCTTGATTATGACAGTACCATGGTTACAACGGACAATCTACCCATTGACGAATACTCAATTATCTGGATTGGGAAGGCTCCGGAATTGGTGGATGGTGCTTATCAGGTTGACATCGAAGGCAATCAGATAACCGGACACACTCATACGGTTGTTAGGGTTGCGAAGGATATCAATGTTACGCAATATGCGATTAAGAAGGTTAATTAAACACAGAAAAGGCAGGTAGATAGGTATGATTTTAAAGAAATGCATTAATGGCAGTATGATTTTGATTGATGGCATTAGCGAGGTTCATGTTTATGAAAAGGATGGTTTCCCTTGGGTTCAGATCCAAAGAGGAAAAGAGACAACTACTCATAGACTTGATGAACCGGCTTTCATTCTTAATGATGAAGGCAAAACGATTGAGAGGTTGCCATATTGTAAGCCTGATGCAGGTAAATTTGAGGAATATGCTAAGGCATTTAACCGGAGATTTATTTCAACGAAGAAGGATTGATGTAAATGTCAAAGCGAATATCCTTCGGTTTATCCGTATCCGAAATAAATAATGCTGTCAAGGAACTCCGTAAGTACCAAGCTGAAATCACCTATAAATGCCAGAAACTTGCTGAACGACTAGCAGAGGAAGGTATCTACATAGCAAGGTTAAAAATCGCTGAATACGATGCGATTTATACTGGAGAACTTCTTGCTAGTATCAAATCTGAATATGGTGGAGTTATTCAGGATGGTGCTAAATGGATTATTTATACTGGGTGTGACTGGGCTCCGTTCGTTGAGTTTGGTA